GTGGTGCTGCCTGAAATCCTCAAGAAGAACCTGCGCGTCCCGGTCGTCGGCGCGCCGCTGTTCATCATCTCGCATCCGCCGCTGGTGCTGGCGCAGTGCAAGGCCGGCATCGTCGGCTCGTTCCCCGCGCTGAACGCCCGGCCAGAAGCCCAGCTCGACGAGTGGCTGGCCCAGGTCACCGAGGACCTCGCCGCCCACGACCACGCCAATCCCGACCGCCCGGCAGCCCCCTTCGCCGTCAACCAGATCGTCCACAAGTCGAACAAGCGCCTCGAGCACGACCTCAGGCTCTGCGTCAAATACCGTGTGCCGATCGTCATCTCGTCGCTCGGCGCGGTCGAGGAGGTCAACCAGGCCGTCCATTCCTATGGCGGCATCGTGCTGCACGACATCATCCACGACCGCCATGCCCGCAAGGCGATCAAGATGGGCGCCGACGGCCTGATCGCGGTCGCAGCGGGCGCCGGCGGCCATGCCGGGACGCTGTCGCCGTTTGCGCTGATCCAGGAAATCCGCCAGTGGTTCGACGGGCCGCTGCTGTTGTCGGGCGCCATCGCCAATGGCGGTGCCGTGCTCGCCGCCCAGGCCATGGGTGCTGACCTCGCCTATATCGGCTCGCCCTTCATCGCCACCGAAGAGGCCCGCGCCAATGACGCCTACAAGCAGATGATCGTCGAATCCAAGGCCGCCGACATCGTCTACTCCAACCTGTTCACCGGCATCCACGGCAACTACCTCAAGGGCTCGGTGCGCGCCGCCGGCATGGACCCCGACAACCTCGCCGTCTCCGATCCCTCCCACATGGATTTCGAAGGCGACAACAAATACAAGGCCTGGAAGGACATCTGGGGTTGCGGCCAGGGCATCGGCGCCGTCGACAAGGTCCTGCCCACGGCCGAAATGGTCGCGCGCCTCGCCAGCGAATACGCCGCCGCCAAGGCCCGCATCTGCGCCTGAGACGGGCGTCCTGCGCAGCCGCGGCGCTCGGGTCCGTGCATGAAGGCAGGCGGCGTCCGTTCGCCACTTGTCAAATCCCTTCAAAGGCCGCTTGAAATCGGCGCGCAATGAAGTTATCAGGCACTCACGTCGCGCGAGCCTCCGGGATCGCGTAGCCTGGAAGCCGCTTTAGCTCAGTTGGTAGAGCACATCATTCGTAATGATGGGGTCAGGTGTTCGAGTCACCTAAGCGGCACCAATGTTTTCAATGACGTACCTCCCTTTTGAGATGTTCGCCGCAAGGCTCACTCACCAAATACTCACCGCCGACGATGGGGGTTGTGAGTGATGACTGCGAACACCCCACGTCAGCGAATGACCGAAAAACGCCGGCAGCACATCTTTTCGGAAAACTGCACCGGCCACAACGTGGCGCCCTGCTGCATCTGCGAGCGTCTGATCCACCGCCACAACGACCGCTGGATCGTCGAGCACAAGCGAGCGCTTGCCCTGCTCGGAGCCGACACGAACACCAACTGCGGGCCAGCCCACTACGAATGCGCCCAGGTGAAGACCCACACCGAGGACTTGCCGAGGATCCGCAAGGCGAAGCGTCAGCAGGAAGCGGCAACGCCAAGGTATGTGCATGACACACATACCCTTGAAGACATGGCTCCACCCCGACCCAAGAAGCGTCAGTTGACGACACCGGAAGGCAGCTCTTACGATTGGAAGCTCCGCAGGTACGTAAAGGCTGATCCTCATGTCGAGAACAGGTAACGTTCTGCCCGAGCAGAAGAAGCCCAAGCTGATTGTCGTCGCCGCGTTCAACCGCGACGAAGATGGCGATCTGATTCCGGCGTTTGATCCCCGCCAGATGCAGAGCGAGGATGCAGCCAAGCGCTTGGCCAAGATGATCGAGAGCGAGCACGAAGGCGTCATCGCCTGGAGCCGCGAAGCCGACCCGGCTATCGGCGAATACGGCGAGCCGACGATTCTTTATCAGGCCGGCAGCGTCCCCGACATGGAATGAAAAAGCCCCGCCACCTTTCGGCGACGGGGCGAGTTTGAAAGGCACGTTTAGAAGCGTCCAAAATTCTCCGGGACCACGCGCGGCTCAAGATTTTCGAGTGTGATTTGCTCACGGAGTAAGTTCCCACTTCGATAGATGCGGCTGTAGACCACGGTCGCTCTGACCGGTTTCAGCAAAAGCTGGTCTTTGAACTGGTGGTCGGCGACATACTTTTCGACCAAGTCGTCAGTGGCCGTTCCTTTAAGAACGCCTTCCTGTCCTTCAACTTCGAGTTCGAAGGTATGAGAGTCAGGCAGCACTCCCAAGAGAACGGCATCAAGCGTTGCGTTTTCCTCGTTCACTGTCACGGTGGTAAAGCGCTCATTGAGCCGGTTCACGTCTTCAAGGCTCAATTCGACCCGCTTGTCGTCTCCGACGATTTTTGCGGTAGCACCAGCACCCTTTAAGACCTTCGCAAACTTCTGAACGGCACCGACAAGCCGGGGTGACGCAGTGTCTACTACCTCTGCAAACTGTTCCTCCGTCGCTGTGTTCAGAGACGAAATAAAGACAGTGGCTCGATCGACCGCCGATTTCAGTGGCGTCTCCAACATGTCGGCTTGAGGTGGCGAGAGTTCTTCCAACAGAAACCCCATAGACCCGCGGACAATATCGCGGATATAGAGCTTGGATTGTTTTGCACCTTTCACCTTCCCCTTGGTCGCGACCGCCTGGTCATTCAGCGTCGCAAGAGATGCGGTAACAATCTTCTGGAAGCTGCCCAGCGCGTCCGATGAGAAATCGAGCCGAATGTCATTTTGGCCGATGACAGGGATGCCGTCGAACACCAATGCCACGCTGGCAGTTGTCGGTGAAGCGCCGCGAAGCAGTTCCATTTGTCGGCTGATTTCATCTGCCCGTTGCTCCCACATGAGCCGGGCTGTTCCCCATGGGCTGGGCGGTAAAGTTTCAAGCTGGCGCTGCACAAAGGCCAGATCCGATTGAAGCGCTTCGATTGTCAGGAGCTTTGCCATCATTGACTTCCCAACGCCAACAGCGCATCCGCATCCTGCCCCTGGTCAAGAAGGACCGCCACGAACCCCTTCCAAGCGAAGGTCAGCTTTTGGTGCGAAAAGAGACTGTACCAATACATTACGTCCTTAACGAGGTGCACGAATGGCATGTCTTCGATTAGCACTGCGTAGGTGTCGAGTTCAAAGCGGCTCTTATTGAGCGGCTGGTTCTGAATTTCGCCAGCCCAGAAATTGAAGCCATCTGGATTCCATGTCGCTGGGCTTTGAACGTAACGTTGCGGGATGCTCAGGAGCGAAAACACGTCTATATCGCCCGGCTCTCGGCCGCTGTGCCGCTCGACATCCTCGACGAAGCTCCCGTCCAAAAACTGAATGCCGGCGACATATCCGTGGTCATACATAAGCGCTCGATACGCCAACAGGTTTCGCAACAACTTCTGTCGGCGCGGTGTGGTTCCCAGCGCATTCACGAGGTCTGCCATGGTAATGATATAGGGCGACCGGTCCTTGTCGACTTCATCAACGCCCGCAATTGGCGGCAATAGACCGCTTGTCATAAAACCCGGTAACGCCATCACCCTCCCCCAGCCCAACTCTCACAGTAGCGCGAATTGGTGAAGTTTCCACTGACAAGGTTGCCGCTAGCGTGGAACCACAGGACGGCGGAGAGCTTGAGAGCGGGTCAGTATGTGCAAAATTTGCACGAACTGTTTCAGATGGCAAAACCCCGCCACCTTGCGGCAACGGGGCTAAGGTATTCGCATGACACGAACACCTGAAAGGTGTGCCGTCATGGCAACACCTTGAGGGTACTTGTATGACGCAGGTGCCTTATGGCGGCGGCTTGAACCATCCAATGATTTTCTGAACCGTCTCCCACAGCATGACGGTGCCGACCAGAAGGCCGAGCGATGTGATCGCCAGCCACTTCGTCACCTTCCCGAAGCCGATGATCATGCGGATGATCGGGAGCCCGTTCTTGATGGTGGCGATATCTTCTGGGCTGAGGTCGGAGAGGAATTCGCGCGTCTTGGTCGGGAGTTCGACCATTCGTTCAGCGGGCTCGCTCATTTCTTCCATCCGCAAATTCGTTCCCCCGTTTTCAGGTAAGCGAGATGCCGAGCCGCTTCGGCATCGTTCATGGCGTCATAGACCGCCTGCGAGTAGCGCAGATCCGGCGCGAGTTCGCAGAAGCTGCCCCTCGCCGTCGTGCATGCCGCCAAGCCGGTCAGGACGACTATCAGCAACAGGATACGGGTGATGATGTCGGCGAGCCGACGCGTCATTGCCTTGCCCTCTTGGCGAGTTCGGCGCGCACCTGATCGGCAGGCATGGCGCCGACGTCGTTCTGCACCTCGTCGCGGATGTCGCGGGCCTTGGCTTCCTCGGCGGCGCGCTTCTCGCGCTCGAGCCGCGCACCGGTGAGCCGCTGCTTGAAACCCCAGCCGAGAGCGCCAAGGATGCCGGCCATGATAGCCAGCAGCGTCGGGTTGGAGAGGAACGAAAGGAGCAGCGCTGTCATGTCACTGATCCGCCGACTGGTTGGGGATCTGATAGACGCCACCGGCAACCAGCGCGCCGACGATCAGGTCGCGCACAACGGCATCGAGACCCGGGATATCAATCTCGAAATGCCGCAGCCCGATCAAAGTACCGATGCCGAACGCCGCGACTAAGAATTTCGCATACTTGCGCATGTCAGTGTCCTTTTTTCGAGAAGAGCGCGGCAATCGCCTTGCCGATGAGTTGCAGGAAGTAGGCCAGGCCCTTGGCGGGTTCGGCCGGATGCGCCGACACCTGCGGTGCGAGCTCGGGCGGAGGGGATGCAGGCTTTGGCTCGGGGATGGTGAGCGTCTTCGGCGCCTGGCCGATGTAGCCAGCCGCCCGCAGGGCGGTTTCGAAGGTCTTGGCATATCTCGCCAGATCGTCGTCGCGGTCGGTGCCGTTGACGATGCGGCGAGCGCCGACGTAGTCGCAGCGGTCGCCTTTGATGTAGTCGTCCAGCTTCTTGCCGGTGAACATGCCCTTGGTCATGCCGTCGAAGATGGCCTTCAGGGCAATGGGCCAGGTCATCAGCTGGCCCGGTGCGGAGGCGCCGAATTTGCGGTGATTGGTCTCCCAGGTGACTTGCACCAGCCCCTCGCCAACCCATGGGTAATAGGGTTTGCGCCGCAGGTAGTTTTCGCCACCCTTCTCGCGGATTGGCTGCATGGAGTGCGCCGTCTCGTGGTAGGCGGTCGACAGGATGTAGGCGAGATGCGGCAAGGGCGTGCCGCGGCGCTGCGCCTCATCGAGAATGCGCTCGGTGCCGTCGACCTGGGCCTGTGTGAGCGACGTGCCGAACACGCCAGATGAGCGCGCGCGTAAGGCCGCGTAGAACTTGCTACGGTCCATGGGATTTCCTTCAGCTTGAGAGTAAAATGGAGCGGCGCGCGGGAGGCGCGGATCGCTATGCGACCGCTCTCGCCTATGAGTTGGCAGGACTGGTACTATTGGATCGTCGTCATCGCGGCGATGTCGACGATCTTGTGGCTTGTGATCTCGTAGGCTTATGAAGCAGCGAGGATTTCGCGCGCTCGCGCCGCCCCGAAGAGGCCGGTCGCTACACTTTCCAGAAGCGGCCAAAGCTCATGGTCGCTCCGGTACGACGACGCGGACCTGAAAATGTTCTGGACCCGCACCGGCTGCGTAGCCATGGCGGCTTCCACTTGGTCGGCTTCGGCATTCGTCAGGCGCGACCAGAGGTCCACCGGGTACAGGACGATGACGGGTGCGGGTGGCGCGCTCCACGCTTGGAGTATGAAATCCCAAGTCTGGCTCGCATGTTCCGGTGCGGTAGGCACTTCAATCGAACCAGCGGGAGGGGTCGCCCCCTCGAAGCCGCCGACATAAACGCCCTGATCATTGACAAAGTACTTTGTCATAGTCCTGCCCTCACTCCAAAGTTCCAGCTCGCCGCGACGAGATTGCCGAAAGCGCCAGTAGACTTGTTGTAGTAGCCGTAAGATGCGGTGGTGTTTTCGAACCGGATAAACAGGTTCGTTGCATCCGGTACGATGACAAACCGGGCTACGTTCATTGGAATGATGTCGCCAACCGCGTAGCCTTGGGACGCCGTCACGCAGATAAAGTACGGGTAGATGAAAGTCGGGATATCCCCAAGTCCATGCGCAAGGGTAAGCGTGCCCGCGCTCGTAATTGCGCTAAGCCCGCTCTCGTACATAGGCTTGGCAAAGGTCGGCGTAGCCCACTGCGGGGCGGTCGCGCCGGGGTTCATGATCAGCGATTGCAGCCCGGTCCCCTTCGCCAACCTGGCCAACGTCCGAGCAGCGGTGGCGTAGAAGATATCGCCTGCGGCCACCGATGTGGGGAGCCTAGGGAACACACTCGGCGCAGCGCCGTCGCCGATCACGAGGGCTTCCGTGGTGGTATCAAGCTGGATATCGCCTGACACCGTTGGCGCTGCTGCTGCGCCCTGTTTCAGGGTCAGTGTCGGGGTGGTGACCGTTGGGCTGGTCAGCGTCTTGTTGGTGAACGTCATCGCGGCAGACGCAATGCTCGACTTGATGCTGGCCCAAGTCACCTTCGACAGAGTCCAGGACCATGCACTGTCCGCTATGCCGAACTCGTCAGCATCCACCAGGGCGGTCTTGGTGCCGGACCCGTGTATCCACCCAGCCACGGTGTTGGTCAGGTTCGTCCAGATAGCCAAAGACTTGCGATACCAGTGGAAGGCCGAGAAGAGCCCGGGGGTTACCTCAACGTCCTCGGGGTTCGTCGCCCATTTCTGAGCGTTCGTCTCGGCCAATTGTGCTGCAGTCACATTCGCAGGGATGCCGGGGATGTCAGGGGCGAGCCCGGCAACCGTCGCTATTTCATCAGCGATCCCCGCGACCGCAACGAAGTTCGGGTTTATAAGTACAGCCTGCGCCAAATCGGCCGCCGCCTGAGCTGCCGCCGCGTTGCTCCCGCTGTCACTGGAAAGCGTCTCGCTGATCGTGATCGCGTCCGTGCCGACGATGATGGGGTTGTTGCCAAGGATTCGATACTCCCGACCGCCATTGACCGTCCCGTCGGTGACGTTGGTCCGAGTTCCCCGGGCAATGTCGCGCTTGCTGTCGAAGTCGCGAGCGCGCGTCCAAGCTCCCGAGTTGGCGATCCAGATGCCGTTCTCGGAAGGCGCGGTCTGGTTCTTCACCAGCACCCGATCATCGGCGACGAGCACCATACCATCGACCGTCAGTAACCCTGACAAGGCGATGTTGGCGGTGGTGGCTACACGGCACGGCGCTTTATATGCTACCGTTTCGCCATAGCCAGTAATCTGGTCAGAATAGATCGTTGCCACGGGTGGGACCTCCATGGGGAAAAGTGCGGGGAAAGTTGAATTGGCTTGGCTGCATCTCAAGGATGCAGCACCGTGGGGCTACATCTTCTTGGGCACGTTTCTGGCTGTGATCGTTCTTTTGATGGTCGCTAGCGCGACTGGCTTGATGTCGTCGAAATGGGGGCCGGACGGCGCTTGCGGCCCGCGTGGGATGACGTTGGTGGACGATTGCAGCTAGTTGTCGACCAGTTTTTTCAGAGCCGGCTCGACACCCGGCAGACCGGTGCGCTCTTCGAGATCGAAGCCGCCTTCAAGGATCCAGCGCCAATACGGTAGGGTGTAAAACGGGATCATGCCCGCAGCTCGCCCGACATCGGCGGGCGCTAGATCTAAATCGCCAGCCATGCCCCGAGCCGGGATGCCAAGCAGCTGTGCGGCGTCGGTTCCAAGCTGGAACGATGATCCAAGAAGCGAGCCGAAGGCATCCCTGTTTGCATAGCGTGATGCCGGTTGCCGACCATCCGAGCCCGGAACTGCAACCTGCCCAGCCATCGAAGCCAAATTAAAGAAACCTGGCCCGCCCATCTTCTCAAACACATTGTTGATTTCCATCCCTACCGAAAGAATGCCCGACCGCTCCAAGCCCTCGGCGACCCAGGTGCCCGGGTTGTTTGACAGCGGACGGTTGGATTCCACTTGCTTGAACCAGTAGGCTGCCATCCCGAGGGCTGACATCCCGACCGTGCCCGTGACAAACGAGCCGGGGCCTTCCTGCAATCCGCGCATCAACACGCGCTGGTTGGACGCAATGGCAAAGCTCTTGAACTGGAGCAGCGCACGACCGGGCGGGGTGTGGGCGAACAGCGGCACGTCCGCCACGCTCTTGGTGACGATGACGCTGTCGACGTCTTTGTTGAGACCGCCGGCAAAGGCGCGGCGCGCACCCTCATCGTCCCAACGTTCGATGCCGGGAATGTGGACGTTGCCTTCGACCTGGCCGAACTGGTCGAACTGCCTGGCGATCCGCTCGGCCATGAACTCGTCGATGCCGAGGAAGCCCATGTAGCGGCGCTCATCATCCGCCAGCTTGGCATAGTCGCCGGCCTTCACGTTCTTGATGATACGGTTCTGCACCAGCACAGAGGCAACCGCCTTGTGCATGTCGTTCCAGAACGGCAGCAGCGTCATGCGTGAGAACGTGGCGCCCATATTGTCGATCAGCCGCTCGAATGGCGAGTTCATCGCATAGGGGTCGGCAAGCTCGGCCATGGTCGCGATGCGCGACTGCAATGTCCGCTCGGTCACGGCTCCCATCAGCTTGGCATCGGCGACCGAAAGCTTGATCGCATCGAGATTGGTGATCAGCGGGGCGATGCCTTCGCCCATGTACCGCCCAAGGCCATGCACCATCGCAGGCCGTACGGCATCCGTCAGCGACGAAATCAGCACGCCGCCGAGTTGCCGGATGAAGTTGAACGTCCCGGCAGTGCGAAGGACACGGGCAAAGTTCGTGTGCTGGCTGTCGAGCTTATATTGACCGCGGAGCAGATCGCGGACGCCGGCCAGGTCTTCAACGTCGCTCCGTTCCTGCTTGGTAAGCCGGTCGAGCGCCTTGGTCTTGCCGACCTCGTCCAGATCGGACGCCTGCACCTGTTCGCGCAGGAGGCGGTAATCCTCTTCCAGCCGGCTCAACTGGCCTTGCAGGGTGGGCTTGCCGGGCCCGCCGAGGCGCTTGTCCATGCGCGTCAGTTCGACGTCGGCCGCCATGACCCGCGCATAGCGGCGCCCGATCAACTCGATGTCGTGCTCAAGGAAGTCTTCGACGAGGTGATCGGGAATGTTGAAGGTACGTTCCTTCAGCGGCCCGCGCGCCGACATGGTCATGTCATAGGACGGCATGCCCTGATTGGCGCGACCGGTGAGTTGCGAGAAGATGTCGTCGACGATCCCCTTCACATAGTCGGCCCTATCATCCGGGGACAGAAATTCGGGGATCTCCTGTTTGACGGTCGGCACCATCGGTTCGAGCTTGTCGGCCTTTACCTTGAGCCCGGCGATGCTGGCCTGCATGCGGTCGAGATCCACCGACTTGGCAGCGAGTTCGGCAAGGATGCTGTCGTTCGCCTGGCCTTCCGCCTCCATACGCTTCAGCGCATCGACACGCTTGCGCAGGGAGCGTTCGGAGAGCTTCGCCTTGAACAGGTCGCGCTTGGTGCTGGCATAGTCGACGACCAGGCTGACACGAGGTGAGGCGTTGGCGAGGTCGCGCACGGCATCAAGCTCGAGTTCCAGATTAGTCAGGCCTTCGCTGAGCGTGCGGGCGTCCATTGCCGAGATGTCGCGCTCGTTGATGATCTTGTCGCTGGCCGTGTCAAATTCGCCCAACTCGCGTTCCAGCCGCGAAATCCGACTGTCCAGCCCTTCGAGGTTGCCCTCGGCGCCCATGACACGGTCGATGAAGTCGCGAACCTCCTTGACCGATACATTCGGCGACAGGCCCACGTCTTCCAGCCACTTCGCTGCCGTCTTGTCGAGATTGTCGAGCAGTTCGGCCGCAGCCTCTTCGTCCGCCGTGCGCAGCGGTGCGCCGCCGAGTTCATCTCGGATCGCCTCGATGATCGCGCGCGGGTCCACGTAGTCGGAGCCATCGCCTGGCAGGCGGGCAAACATGGCGTCTTCGGCCTGAACGAAGTTGTCGACATCACCGATGCCGCCGTCCTTCTTGAATAGGCCGGGATGCGTCTTCGGCGTGACGTCCATGGTGCGCAATTCGCCGTCGAGCTTCGACCCAACGCGAACGCCGCCCTTGCTACGGATCAGCGCCAGGACCGGGAAGCGCTCGCCATAGGATTGCTTGCGACCTGCAGACCGTTCGGCCTTGCGGACCTCCTTCACGGCGTCGACCATGACGGCGCTTTCGTCCATGTTCCGAAGGCGCTTCACCAGATCGGCCGGCGCGCGCGTCTTCATCACATCGAGGCGCGTCTTGCGCAGCCCTTCCAGGGAAGTGTTCTTGCGGTCGCGGATACCCCGACGCTCATTCAGCCGCTCTTCGAAGCTGTCGAGACGGTCGGTCGCCTTTGTCAGTGCCTCGCGCTGCTTATCGGCATCGACAATCTTGTTGCCGATCCTGATCTCGTCGGCCTTGAATTCGAGGTGCGAAAGCTGCTCGTCGATCCATGGCTTCACGATAGCCTTGAACCGGGCTTCGCCGGCATTCAGCCGCGGCGCGTTCCAGAGGCGTGTCAGGTATGACGTCGCCGTTTTGACGTTCACGTCGGGCGGCAGGAGCCCGGCCTCGATAGCCTGCTCCTTCAGAGGATCGAACAGCGATGAGCGCCAGGCAACCGCAGCTTTCGACACGGCGTCGTTTTCGCCGACGTCACCCCGACGCATGGCCTTGCTGACAGCGGTCCTGAATTCCTCCCGGGTCATGTTGAAGTCGGGAGCCTTGCGTGCTTCGTCGTAGATGCCGCGCATGTCGGTCAGGCCCTTGGTCAGCGCGCCACGGTCCCAATATTTCACGGCGCTTTCGACGGCGAGGTTGCCTTCACCGCGCACATTCTTTTCGAGATAGAAGCCGGTTTCCGCCATGTCGGCCATGATCGATCGATGCACGGCAGACGGGCTATGCGCAGCACGCAGCAGCGGGTTGAGCCGGGCCGTAGCCAGGCCGACACCCTTGGCGCCGCCGGCAATGTCGTAATCTTCCAGCACCGGGCGCTCCACTGCAGCAGCACCCGCGCTCTGACCTTCAGCCAGGCCAGATCGGAACTCGGCCATTGCCTCTCCGCCGTCATCACTGCCGGCCATGGCACGGTCGACAGTAGCGAACGCGGCCTTGCGCTCAGCGGCAGAGAACAGCGCCCCGGCACCGGAGCCGAGCAACGCACCGAGCACCGCGCCTGCACCCAACGACAGGGCGCTTTCGGCCAGCGGGCGGGTTTCCTGCGTGGCCTGCAATGCTATCTCGGACACGCCCGCGCCGAGCGCGCCGGCAATGCCCGTCGAGACCGCAGAACGTGCGATGGTCGCGCCGGTCGTGGCACCACGCACCAAGGCGCCACCAGGGATCAGGGACGGAAGATCCACAACGGCGGCACCGAACTGTGCCGCAATCGAGGTCAGCCCCCCGGCGTCGAGGATGCGGCGGTCCTCTTGCTCCATGTCGATCTGGCCTTTCAGGGCAGTGAAGGCCTTGCGATTGAAGACGTCGGCGAAACGCTGCCAATGCGGCTCGTAGCGCGTGCCCTGAATTTCGCCCCAGAGCACATCGCCCGAAAAGCCATCCTCACGCGATGCCCGGTCAATGCCGGACATCTTGTTGTTCAGCGCGGAGCCGATGACGTTGTCCTGGCGAAAGGCCGCGCCGATCACCGACATGGTGTCCGGGTCAAGCTCGGGCTCATCCGTCTGCATGTCGATAGGACGAAACGCGCCCAGCGCCGGCCGTTCACCGGGATACTCAATTTGCGGCATCATCACCCCACACGGCATTGTTGATCGTGCGCTTGCGCGCCATGCCCGGGCTGTCGGGCAGTGTCATCGGATCGATGGTTGCTTCCGGTTCGGCTGGCTTCTCATCCGACTGGCGACGGATCGTGGCCGCCTCAGACCGGCCAAGCTCGCGGGCACCTTCAGCGGCTCGTGCTTTCATCCAGTCAGGACCGACGGTCTCTTCGAGCGCACGGTTGGCAGCAGCCTCGCCAGCGCTTTCGGCAGTGTTGGCCGCGTCATTGCGCCCACGCTCTGCAAGGAAGCGCTCCCTGGCCGCGCCAGAGGCCTTTGCGCTTCGATCCTTGATGGAAGCATCATCGACACCCCACGGAGCGCCGAACACCTCGCCAACCTTCACCTGATCGCCATCGCGGTACTGGTAGAACAGCCGATAGCGCGGGCGCCGGCCTGCCTCGATGTCGGCACGGGTCTTGTCGGTCGCCAGGATCGCGACATTGTCCACCTTGCGGTCGAGCTTTGCGGCGAAGTCGCCGGCCGTCTTCATGGCATCTTCGCGCAGATAGTCGAAGTTGCCGCCAATCGCCGGGTAGTGCTGCTCGGGAGGCAGGCGCATGAGGTTCGCAGAGCCCGACACGCCGCTGATGTTCCAGCGGGTCTTGAGGTCGGCAAGTGCTGCAGCCTTGGCCGCACCTGCATCGCCGCCTGTCTCGTAGAACTTCTCTTCGGCAATCTCTCGGTATTCGGCCAGCAACCCGTTGGCATGCTCGGGGATCACGCCGGCGCCTGGCTCAGAGGCGAACATGCTGGGGTCAAAGGCATCGGTGACTTCCGACAGGGTCAGAGCCTTGGCGAACTTGTCCGCTTCCGGCTTCAACACCTGCTTATTGGCCTTCACGGTTGGGTCAGTCATGCGCAGGATGCGCGCAGCGGCGTCTTCGCCGCCCATGCCCAGGTCGTTGACCATGTGCCGGAACATCGCGAGCTTGTCGCGCGCACCGGCTCCGCCCTCGAAGGCACCGAACGAGACCGGGGCCAGCGCCTCCAGAAGATCGGCCTGAGACATTGCCGCGGCGAACTGGGCCGGATCGGTCGAAGCCACGCCCTGGCGCACCTGAGCTTGAACGCTCTTGGGAATGTATCCCGTAGACCGAACGAAGGTTTCGGTGATGACCTGTGCGGTTTCAGGCGTGGATGCCTTCATCATCGCGTCGTAGGCCTTGTCGCCGTTCTTGCGCTCATCAGCATCGAAGCCGTTCACGGCCGCGCCGGGGTCTTGCGAAACCACCTTGGTGACGAGGTCGCGGACGTCGCCGTCCTCTTTCGTCTTGGTCCGCAGTGCCTTCAGGAGCGTGGCCTTGTCGCCATCGTCGATGTTGGCCATGAGGATCTGCTGATCGCTGACCACCTCGCCGGTCTCAATGCCGAGCGAGAGCGCATCCTTGAAGGCGGTGCGCTGCGCGGTGACCTGCACCTGTGCGTCGCGGTCGGCTTTCTCTTGAGCAGCAACCGCCTTGTCATAGAGGACGGTGCGGTCTTCGAACGACAGGTCGGCATATTGCGGCGCGACTTCGCCGCTCGCCCCGCCCATCTTCTTGTCGGACCAAGCGCGGGTATCGGCGGCCGACTTGCCTGCGAGGAACGAATTCGCCCGCACCACGTCCTGTCCGACGATGCTGCCAATTGGGGCATTCGGGTCAGCCTTGAGAACCTGCACGGCGCCGGCCGAGCCGAGGAAATGGGCCAGATAAAGATTGCCCGGCGTGATCGCCACGCCGCGGTTGGTCAGATACTCGGCATTGTCCCGCGTCAGCGCCGCAGTCATTTCCTTGGCCAGAGGGCCGTTGGTCTTGAGGGCGATGATCTCGGCGGCGCTCTTGCCGGCAGCGATGTCGGGCCGGTGCGCCCTGACAGTTGCCAGCCAAGTGGAGTCTATGAACTGACCGAGCCCGGCCGCCGTAGAGTTCGGGTTTCGGGCTGACGGGTTGCCGCCGCTCTCAACACCGATGATCTTGTTGACGACGACGTCGATTGCATCGCCTGATGAGCCGACGCCGAGCCTGCTTCGTGCCTCCGGCCCGTTCTGGCGCTCGTCAATCGTCCATAGCGCTTCCGCGCGCCGCTTGCGCCACTCTCGCTTCGAAATGTCGACATCGATGGCAGAGCGCCCCGACGAGGCGGCGAGCGCGTCAGCCTCGGCGTCGGCCTCCTTCCACCCATCAGGATTTTCGTTCAGCCGGCCAAGGATGACGTTCTGGCCATCGTCGACCTTGACCTTGGCAACGCGGTCCTTCTCGGCAACGGAGAAGTCCTTCGCCTTGCTGGTGATCGCGCTTTCCAGCCCGAAAAGGCGCTGGTCGTATTCCGGGCGCAGGGCCTCCGGCACCGTGCCTATGAAGTCCTTGGCCGCCTTGAAGTAGCTCTCGCCTGCCGAGGTCTCGAAACCATCGGCGCCCACCGGTGCCTTGATGACGGCATCGGCGAAAGCCTTCTTCTGGGCGTCCTCGAACTGCAGAAAGCGGCTGTGCGTCTCGAACTTCTGCTGATCGTCGACTTCGGCCTTGCGCTTCTTCTCGCCCGCCCGCATGCCGGCCGCCATCGACTGCATGCCCTGGCCGAGCTGCGCCACACCGCGACCGATGGCCGACGTGTCATAGGACGCGATAGGGCGGCCAGAACGACCGCTAGGCGCCGCGCCGAGTTCTTCAGCGCCGGGAAGCTTCAGAGCCATCAGTAATATCCCCCGGCATTCGCCTGTGCCCAAGAGCCGCTATACCGGCCCCGGTATTTGGTGGTGGCACCAGCGCCCCAATCCTTGGAGAATGACCCCACGCCATCCATGAGCGTGCCGGCCGCGCCGAACATGGCGCCGGTCATCGCGGCCTTGCCTTCCATGCGTGATGCCGCTGCCTGCGCACGGCGGCCCTTGGCGCGCTCATCGCCGCCATAGCGGATCATGCCTTCCTGATAGGCGCCCTCCTGCACAACGTCGCCTGCCAGGTCGAGGACGGTCTCATCCAGCGCGCCGAGGTTGGACGACGAGGCGACGGCCTGCTGTCGTGACAAGATGAAGTCGCGCTCCTTCTTGACCTTTGCGGCCTCACGCTGCGACGCAGCCTTTTCTTCTGCCGCCTGCTGCTCAAGCTGCTGGGCTTGGTATTCGGAAGCGGACTTCTGCGCCGCGCCCGCTGCAAGTGTGCCAGCCGCCGAAACGGCAGTGCCGACCATGCCGAGGATCGCGCTTAGGCCGAGATCTGCCATGACCAGATGTCTCCTTCTTCATGCTGAAAACCGAGACGGCGGAGCCAGTTCGGGGCGGTGGGTTCGTCAGGATCGCAGCGGGCAATGATGCGCTTGTGCTGCTTCTTGGCCGTCTCGATCAGGTCGATGGCCGTCTTGTGCATGGTCTTGCGGAGCGGTCTCGCTTCGTCGCGCAGATTGCAAAAGGCGATGACCTTGCCCTGTGTCAGCCAGAAGCCGGCCACGGCGACCAGCTTGCCGTCGACAAAGCCGGCAATGCCCTTGACGGTCGGCAAATAGCCTTCCTGGCCGTACCAGTCGGCTAGATGCTCATGAGTGAGCGGGACGATTTCCGGGGTCATGCCTTGTCGTGCGTCTCGACGGTGATCACCGCGGCCTGCAACATGCACGGCTTAGGTGCCGTTGCCCGCATGCAAAGCCGGCTGTCGGGCTTCCACTCACCCGGAAACGGCGTTGCCGGCTCTTCGTAGTCGGTGAAGATTTCGTCCAGGTCGACAGGACGGCCCTGATAGAGCCGTGGCAGCTTGTCCATGTTCACGAAGTCCCGGCCGAACTCGATGCCGTCATTGTGCGCCAGGCCTAGGATCACGCCGACATAGTTGACACGCTTGATCTGATTGAGCGCGGTTCCGGCCGCTGCCGCATAGGCCAGCTTGGTCGACTTGTAGAATGCCTGGTATTTGAGCCCGACCATGACATCGGCGTTCGTGACCGTCGATGTCATCGCAATGCCGCCGCCTGTGACCGTGTATTCGCCGCGGTACTTCCCCGCAGCCCACACGACCACCTGCCTGCCTTCGAGGTGCGACAGGCCAGTGACATCGGTGCCGGTGACGTTGGGGATGATGACGAAGCTGTCGGCCTGCTTGTTCATCGTGCCACCGACGCAGTCCGCCTCCATCGCCATCTTTTCGAGATAGCGCTTGGTCTGGCCATTCACGGTGCGGCGGACGCGATAATAGACTTGGTCCTCATCCTCACCGGGGAGCACCGACACGCTTTCGACAGCGCCGTTGTCCGCCATGCGGATGCGCGACCAGCAGGTGACATCCTCAGTCGGCTCATAGGTCAGGAGCACGACGGTTCCATCATCAAGCCAGACGTGAATGCGAGTGTCCGGCTGACGCTGGACGGCAATGCCGACCACATTCGCGCTACCGGTCAGGTCAGGACAGAGCAACGTCAGGTCGCGCGGCACGTAGTCGTAGCTGTCAGTGTCAAAGACCAGCTCGAACAGGCGCTTGCCTGAGCGCTGAGCGAAGACACCTCGGCTGTCCACCTTCGCCGCGTTGGCGCCTTGGCGTGACCCCTGGCTTGAAGGATCTCCGGCTTGCGCGTTCTGCGGCGTCAACGGCTCATCAATGGACGTGGATTTGATCGAGAACTCTGTGCCAGGCGTTCCGACGATCAGGCGACCGAGCGACAGCATGAAGTTGATGGTGTCGACCGGGCCCGCGCCAAGGGTGCGGTTCACAGGTCCGGCATCACCTTCAAAGCTGGGGTCGAAGTTCTCGTAATCGTCTGAGACCGACCCAATGAACCGGGTCTTGCCGGCCCACCAGATGCGGCCCTTGTGCAGGGAAACGGCGCTTGGCCAGCCTTGGCGGTCGGACCAGATGCCTTCTTGCCAATCGTCGGTGAACTCGCCGACGGCGAAGGGCTGCAAAATCTCGATGTTGGCGCTGGTCGGGGAGCCGTAGCCAACCACCCGACAAATCCCGTGCGCACCGTCGCCCCGATAGTCAATCGTGACCTCTGCGGCGCCGGACGTGTAGGCGCCCGGCTTGAAGCCGACCCGATACCACTGGATGACATTGTCCAAGGTGGCGCCGGGAGCATGGGCGGTCGTGCCATTGGTTGTGAACGTGACACCAGAGACGTCGATAAAGCCTTGGTCGGGACCGTCATAGGATCGCTGAAGGGTAAGCGTGCCCGCCCAGGTCCCAGCCCGGGTGATGCTGAAGTCGTTGTCCGCTCCAACACCGTTCACGCGCCAGGCACCAGTGAAGGCGCTTTCCGCTCCAAGCTTGAACTTCTGGCTCCGGCCGCCATGAAAGAGACGGAACAAAGCCCCGACGTGCGAGGGCTTGAAAAACGGGATGTCCGACTGGAGCGTCGTATTGCCGGCGTTCGCTCCGGGCTTCAACCTCACACGAGCCGAACGGCCGATATAGAACGGGCCGCTGCTGGGCTGGTAGAGCACGAGCGACCAGCTGTCGGTTGCTCGGCGTTCGATACGTCGCTGCTGATAGCCCTTGCAGGCGAGGAAGACGACGTCGGCCGACTGATCCCACCGGACATAGGGCAGATCAGCGCTTGCCCATGGCACGTCAAGTTCCATCGTGCCAGCAGATGCAACCTGAATGGACGACACCAAGCGGTCGATGTCGCGGTCGCTCTGGAACTGGATCCAGAAGCTGCCCGAGGGCGTGAACGCGAGGCTGTGCGCCCCGGTGCGCAGGGACGTTTCGGCGATGTAGTCATCGTCGCCAGCGGTCGAGCCGCAACGGAACGTCACAGGGCCACGCGAGACAATGATGTTGAGGGCATGGCGCTTGTTGGCATCGCCGCCCGACACAGTGATCTGTCGCCGGCAGACTGCGAGCCCTCCAATGTTCACCGCATTGAGGACCAGCCCCGAGCCGCCGAAGCCCAGCGTCCCGCCGTTGGTTGATGCGTCGGTCCAGTTGGTCGACGTTGCAAAGTTGCCGTTGGAAATCGCGGTCGCGACAGCCACACGCGAGACCAGAACGTCATTGACGCGGACCCGCATCTTGCCGTTGGCGAACTCGATCAGTGCGGTATCGTCGGTTGCCGCGACGAATGGCACGTCAATCGCGAAAGCGTCGTTTCGGCTTGATCCGAGGTAGCTGAAGCCAGGCCGAAGAGCCATCGAGCCGGCAGTCTTCGGCAGCCAGTTTTCCATGACCTCGGCGGAGAGCCTGATGCGGTCGACGTCGACGCGAGCAAGCGCAGCTTTCGAGACGATGCCACGGTTCCAGGCAAGCAGGGGGGCGTTAGTCTTAGGCATCAGCGACGCCCATGTTCACGAGAGAGACCGCCGCCACGGCTGGCGACAAGGCGACCGGTGGGCGGGAACTTGGTCACCGGCTCATTCATCACGTCGCGGTTGGAAGCGGTCTTCCACGCCTCCTTCTTGGCCTTGCTCAGCCGATCCATCTTCTCATTGGAGCCGGTGATTTCCTCGCACGTCGCGACTGCGAGCGATGTCTCGACGTAGGCGACGAAGCTTTCCGGCCAGCGGCCGAGGTCGAGCCCGAAATCAGGATCGCTCGAGATGTAGCGGACGAAGATTGTGTCGATGTCGGCCAGCCAGAAATCGGTGCGGTCATCGTATTCCAGCAGAGGACGCCGGCCGTGCGCGTCAACCGTCATTGCCGCGGTACGCAGCCAGTCGTCGGGCTTATCGAACACGAACTTGAAGCCGATGGTGCTGTCGACGGAAGGACTGGTTTCAGCCTTGCGAAACCGCATTGCGAAGTTCCACAGCCCAGCCTCAAGGCATACCTTCACTGTCTTCGCATAAGCGAAGTCGAGCGCGCGCCGGCCCTTGCCCTCGTCAGTGAGGGCAGAGAGACGCGGTTGGCCCAGGAGGATCAGGGCGCCGTTGTAGAGGCTGAGCTGGTCGGTCATGGATCAGGCCGCCAGTTTGCTGCGCTCGGCGATCCAGGCGGCCGCCTCGTCCTTGGTCTCGAAGCCGTCCTGCAGCACCTTCTTGTCGGTAATGCGCACCGCCTGCCACTTCGACTTGGGGCCGCCCCAGCGCACTTCGTTCTCGGCAGGCTGGTCGATATTGGCCGTGTTCGACAGTGCGGTTGGTTCGATGATGAACGCCACGCGCGCGCCACCAAAGCCACCAGCGCCGACTTCCACGACGAGGACTTCCGCGAACCACGAACGGTCGAATGCAATCACCTCGATACGGTCATCGGGGCGTAACTGGCGGGCGACATGCACCCAGTATTTCGGATCGAGCAGGCTCTCGGGCGTGTCGTCGATGCCAGCGACGATGCGATAGAGCGTGCGCTTGCTTTCGGCCAGCGCGAGGCCGTTGACATGAACGGGCATGGGAAGCTCCAGATTGAAAGGAAAAGGCGGGAGCCGAAGCCCCCGCCGTCTTGGTCGGACCGCTAGTCGGTGTCGGTCGCCGTCAGTGCCGTGCCGTCGGCAAGATCCACAGCCGAAGCCGTGGCGGCATTCACGAACGTCAGCGAAGTGGCCGAAGTGTCGGTGTCGGTGATGATCACCAGGTCACCGGCACGCATGCCGAGCTTGAAGCCGTCGGTGAAGTAGCCCGAGACACGAGCGTCGGAGAGCGCATCGGCGCTGTCGTATTTCCAAATACGACCGCCAACGATGCCCTGGCCGATCAGCTTGGGAGGGTTCGAGGTTGAATAGGCCACTGGTCAGCCCTCCTTACGAGGCAACGATGGCAGAGCCATCGTGGTTGATGACGCAGACGCCGCCGTTCTGAAGGAGCTCGGAGCCCATGAAGCACGTGGTGCGTGCGTACGAGTAATCCTGCTCTTCGTCGTAGCCGACGACCGAGGCGAGAGTGTCCTTGTCGCACGCATGGCCGATGGCCGAGCGATGGTAGACAAAGCACTTCTCGGCATTGGTGCCGACGCCGGGGACGTCCGGGTGAACCAGCCAGTTGACACCCGCCCAACGCAGAACACGCTTCAGAGGGCCACCGGCAAGCGGGGCCATGTCGACGTAGTCGCGAGAGGTGAAGGTCGTGTCACGCATGAAGTACGTGTACATGGCCGGGGAAATCAGACCCCACATGTTGTCGATTTCCTGAACCGGCACCTTGGCCAGGCCGAGGATGCCGATTGCCTTGGTGACCAGCGTCAGCGAGCCGGTCGCCGCAGCGCCCGTGTCGTTGGTGCCAGTCGCCAGTTCGGTGATGATGTCCGCGTCGATCTTGCGGTTCATCACCTTCAGCGTCGTGTCCTGCATGATGCGCTTCTGGTCGCCCTGCGAGGCGAACACGTTGAAGCTCGTCTTGCGGACCAGGTCATGCCACTCAACCAGCGTTGCAGTCTTCTGGCTGAGGTTGTCAGCACGGGCCGGGATCAGACCGTTGACGCCGCGCGTGGATGCTTCCGCGCCACCGCTATCGGCGACAAGGAACTCTGCAGTGTTGCCCTTGCGCACAAATTCCGTCGTCACCGACATGCGCAGCGGGCTTTCACCGGACTCGAAGCCGGCGATGTATTCCTGTCGGTACTGTTTCTGGAAAGCCGTGTCGGCCATGGTTCCAGTCCTTCAATGTGAGGGATCGGAGCCGTAGGCAGGTTGACCGCTGGTCGACGTCGCGGGTTGTCCGGATTGCTCCGGGCCGCTGTGTCGCCCTTCGGGGCTGATTTCGGGCTTGTGTTGGGAGTGCCTAAGACGGAGCCGCTAAGCGGGTTGGCCGTCGGTTGGCAGGTATCAGGCCTTGAGCTTGTCGCGGGCCGTGATCAGTTGACGATAGCGCTCCTGCGCTGCCGCATCCTTGTGCCAGGCAACGCGGTCGTTCCGCATCCTGGTTTCCATCTGAGTGATTTCCGCCTGTATCGTCTGAAGGCCAGTGCCGCCAGGCGTGAGGACGGTAGCCATGGGGTTCTCAGCGACCGCCTTGGCCGCGAAGAAGCGCAGCACGGCAGGGTGATTGCCGATCTTGGAGCCGTCAGCCATGCGACCGCCGAACAGATTGTCGTACAGTTCAGGGTCGACGCTCTCGAAGTAGGGCCGCATCGCTGCGAAGTTGCCGGCATAGTCGCCGCCCCACTCCGACTTGAGCGTGGTCTCGGCCTCTTTCTTGAAGGCAGTGTCCTGCTCTGCCTGCTGGAACTGCACTTCCTCCTGCATGGCGTAGTATTCGTCGACCATGGCCGACATATCGGCCGGCGCCACACCGCTCTTGATTGCACGCTCGGCAAAGGCACTGACCACGGGAAGGTCAGCTTCGCCGATCTGGCGCTTGTCGGGCAGAACGATGGCCTTGACGTAATCCTCGACCTTGTCGGGGATATTGTTCTCCTTGCGGAAGGCCGCCCATTCTTCGTCGGTTGCCTTCTCGCCGGGCTTGCCCTTCGGCTTCACGCCTTCGGATATCTTGCGCTGGGCCTCTTCCTGCGCCTGAAGCAGTGCCTCCGGTGATGCGAAGCGCTTCAGACGATCCAGGCGCTTGGCGTCATCCTTGGCCAGCTTCTCGCGCCAATCGTCGCCCCATGGGCCAGCCTGTTCGGCGGCTGGGGCCGGCTTGACCTCTTCGGTGGGAGCCGGCGCGGGGTTAGGCTGCTGCTGAGCTGCCGGGGCCAGCGAAGGCGCTGGGGCAGGCACCGGAGCGGGTGCGGGTGCAGGAGCGGGGTTTTCGGCTGATGCCGCGCCCGCTGCGAGCGTGTCTTCCGACATTGCTTATCCTTTCGGGAGGTCAGGTTTGAGATCGGAGATGGAAACGTTGATCAGCTTGACCAGTTGAAGCCCGACGTTGCGGCGCCCGGCGAGATAGTCGCTCGCATCGGGAGCGCCAGGCACGAAGGTCTCGTCATACGTGCTGGCTGCTTGGGTGATGATCCAGTTCATGCAGGCCATCTGCTGACTAGGCGTGGCATTGCCAGCAGCGACCGCCTTGACGGCTTCCGCAATGGCCACCGTGTAGACCGCTGGCGCGATGGGGTTGCGCCTCATGCGGCACCCGCCAGCGCCTTGACCATCGGAGCGGCCTTGTTGGCGACCTCAGCGGCACCACCAACGTCAGCGGCCATCGCTGCGGCCTGTTGTTCCTGCTGCATTTGCTCCACGGCGGCGGCCAGGCGCTTTTCATCGTTCAGCCAGCTTTCCGGCCAGCCGATCCGGCGCAGCATGTCCTTGACGATTTCCATGGGGTTGGCGAGCTTGGCCACGGTCGGGTCGAAGCTGGCGCCGGCCGATATGATCTCCATGCCTTCCGAGAGCTTTGCCTTAAGCGTGTCGCCTTCCAGATCGGTGATCGGCGACTTGAAGGAGAACTCGACACCGGCACCTTGGAGCGAAGGCGGGATTTCGTTCGCCGGGAATGCACCCAGCGACCGCATCACTGCGAACGTCTCGGAACATAGCGGCTCTGAATATTCGGCCTCGATCGGTCCGAAGATCGGGATTTGCGAGCGCATCTGCTGCTCGACAATCTTGCGGACCTCATAGGCCGTCTTGCCGCTGGTCTCAGGCAGGCTGATCTTGTCCAGCATGAAGCCAAGGCGCTGGCGCATGGCGAAGCGTTCCGCCATGTCCTGTCCGAACGGGAGGCTAGAGGGGTCGCTGTTGACCGGGCGCAGCGCCTCGCCCAAGCGCTCATCATATTCGGCATCGATCCATGTGATGCCACCAGCATAGAGCCCGATATCACCACGCACGGCATCGAGCGTGGCGACCATGGCAGGGTCGACCGCCTTCTCTCCGGCTTCGAGCAAGATCCGTTCGATTGTCTGCGACGTGCGGCCATCAGCCAGGACGATGGAGGTGAAAGGCGAGGCGCCGTACTGCGTGCCGTCGACAGAGAGGCCACGAGGGATGACATAGCCGCGATAGGTGCGAGGGATGTTCTCCAGCACCTCGCCATGATCGGGCATGACCCACAGCGACACATACGGCTGATCGGCGCGCACCTTGTAGCCGACATCATAGGCGTTGGACGGCACCACCACATGACGCACCTTGGCCGTGGCGTAGGGGTTCTTCTCGGCATCCTTGCGGAGGGCTTCGGGAACCTTGTCGCCGAACTTGGCAACCAGATTGCTCAGGGTCGACGTGTCATTCCGGTGAATGTCGGTGACGGCGCCCTTGAAGTCCTGCGACCAGGCGCAATCGCGCAGATGCCAGTTGCGATAGAACAGGTTGCGCCGGTCGGGCGCTGCACAGACCTCGACGACACCTTGGCCGAACGTCACGAAGTCGTGGTCGCCTGCCACCGTTGCCCGGTAAAGCTGTGCTCCCGTCGAGTACATGACACTGCGCTGCAGCTTGGTCGCGTATTCCAGCCAACCACGCGCATCGCCGTCCTTGTTCCTGGCATCATCCAGCGCCTTGATGCTGAAGAAGTCCTGCGGCCGCATCATCGGCTGGAACAGGTTGCCCATCTCCCGCCGATACAGCGCACCATCGGACGAGAACGAGCCCGAGGCGTAGTCTGCGCCCATCGTCATCGGCGACGTGAACGAAGCCCGCTCGTAGTAGAAGTGCTCGGCCAACTCCTGCCACAGGCAGAGCAGGCCCACCCGTTCCGTGAACAGGCGATTGCCGTTCTCGATGACAGTCTGAATTGCAGGAGAGAGCGCCATCAGGCTTAGGCCCCGAGCTTGCCGGTCGATCCCATCAGGTTTTCCGACATGATGGTGCTGTCGCGCCCGCCACGCTGGCGCTGCTCAGCAATCTTGCGGCGGCGCTCGGCCAGGATTGCAGGGTCTTCAGGATCGGGCATTCGGGTCGCAGCCTCGACCTTCGGCATTTTCGGCTTGAACAGATTGGCCATGACAGGCTCCTTTCAGAACATCAGGGAGAAGAAGGCGACGGCAGTGGTCAGCCACGAGGCAACCGCAAGCGTCTTGGCGACGGTCTCACCCACCTCGTTGAGTTCGAGGTCGCACAGTTCCTCGCAGACGAACGCCAATGCGCAGGTTGCGGCCACCATCATAACCGCGAACGGCTCATTCCAAGCGATGCCGGCAGCGGCCAGGACGAGCATCAGCACTGCCCCAGCGGTGTTCTGGTTCATCGTCTTCCACCCTTGTGTTTGGCGTAGCCGAGAGTGACCTGAGGCAAGGACCGACCGTTCGGGCCATCGTCGCGGCGGGTTAGCGAGGGGAACAAGTGCGCCAGACCCCAGATCATCGCGTCTGCCCGATCAGGTGAGCGAGAGCCGACATAACCGGCTGTCGTCATGGCGCAGAGCTGGTCCTCGAGATCAGGGAACAGGCCGACCAGTGAGACCTTTTGCTGTTCGAACAGGACGGACACAGGCTCAGCCCGCACCACCTTGCCCCGGCTGGCCTTCACTGCCCGATATGGAACCGTGATGCCCTTGAGGGCAGCGGCCGAGCGGACAATCTCGGCGACCATCGCCCCGCCGAAGTTCTCTTCTGCCACCACACAGTCAGCATCATGCCGCTCATAGGCGGAGACGACAGCCTGTCCCCATTGAGCAGGAGCCATGCGGCCCGAGAGGTCTTCGAGGATGTAACCCCGGCCATCCTTGCCGAGACCACAGACGACTATGCCGACCTCATCCGAGCGCTTGTCTTCCTCGCCGGCAACACCAGACGGATCGACTGCGACGACGATGCGCACCATTTCCGGCACCTTGCCGTCGACGATGCGTTGCTGATCGAGCAGTTCCAGCGTCCAGAGGGCACTATCGGAGACATCAGCGAACTGGCCGAGCAGGAAGCGGCGGCGCATGGCCTCGCCCATGTTCTGCAGCTCTTCCAGATAGGTCGCCGGCAGATTGTCCATGTTGTCGGCTGGGTTCATCACCAGCGCGGCGAAGTTATTGGGGTTGGCCAGTGCTGACTTGCGGTCAGGATCGCGCTTTTCGATGAAGAGCCGATACGTCCAGTGCGCCATGCCTGGCGGGTTGCAGTCGTAGTAGGCCTTGAGCCGAAGCGGCGTGTTCTGCGCCAGGCGCGTCATCGCCATGTTGCGGGACGCATAGGGGATCTGGCTGCACTCGTTCAGGTACATCGTCGCGTATTCTTGCCCGAGGATTTTTTCGGTACGCTCTTTGTCGTCGAGGCCGCCAAACCAGATTTCAGACCACCGACCCGCTCCGCTGTTAGGCGTGCTGTCGCTGGTCGGGACAGCGTAGAACCAGTCTGTCTTATCGAGGTGGCAGTGAGTTGCCGTGCCCGGAAAGCACAGGTCCATGACCTTGGGCAGCGTATCGAGGATGATAGACGCCTTGATGTGATTGAAGCGGTAGCGAAGCATCGCGTGCCGGCTTCTGTGGGCCATCGCCCGGATCATCGTCCCGCGCACGAACCCGAATGTCTTGCCCGAGCGCGACCCGCCATAGGCCATGACGTGGGTTGCAGCCGACCCCATCAGGTCGAGTTGCTTGTCCTGCTTGACGCTGAGCTTGAACGTCACAGGATCGAGGCGTCCCGGCCTGCAATGACCACTTGCACCGACACACCAACGCCGCCCGCCTTATCCTCATCGAGCAGCTTGTGCAGCTTTGCCTTGCCCATGATCGCGGACACGGCAGCAGAGGCGCCTTTCTCATCCTTCATGGCGTGCGCGCGGGCTTCTTCCAGCTCTTGCGTCAGCGTGCCGATGGACACCATCGTTAGGTCGCGGGCTTCCTGCTGAAGTTCCTTGACCCTTGCGGACACCTTGGGGTTGGCGAGCAGTCGGCTTGCCTCGCTCCATACCGTCTCCGGCTTGGTGTCAGCGCCTACATCATGCGAGCGCCGATAGGCTTCCGAGGCATTGCCTGTCTCGACATATGCGAGTGCGAACCCCTCCTGCTTGACAGTAAGATCAGACATTGGTTCGCTCAGCGCGCTCCATTATTGGAACCTGCCAGGGCTCAGTGGGTTGAGGCAGAAGGAATGGAATTGAGATGAGCGAGACGAAGCCAATCGTCGGCTATGCGGTTTACCCGCCACCGTTCCCCGGTCTGCCGTATCTCGCCGTAACCTTTCTGCCGGACGGCAAGGTTGAGGCGCGGCGGTTCGAGAGTGGAGAGGCGGCAGCGTCCTATGCTGACGAGCTTGCTAAGGGGCGCAGACCGCAATCGACCAAGCATTGAAGCGGTTAGACATCGCCGTCCCTGTATTCCAGCAGGCGGTGCTTCAGGCGTTCATTGGCGCCGATCAGGGTTGCGATGTTGTCGCCGGGCTCGAATGCCGTCTGGGTGAAGCCCTCGTTGTCGACTGCTGCAATGGCAATGCCGAGCAGTTCGCCGCGCTCGGCAATCTCCAGCATGTTCTTGAGGGTTTTGATGACGCCGTCACGATGCTCTTGCGTCTTGGGGACGAGATGGACGACTAGCGGGTCTGGCTTGGCTTCCATTTGCGCGATACCTTTCAGGACCAACCAGGGGGAGGCGCGCCATATGGGAGACCGGGAGAATGCGCGTTCGGGGAGGAGGGATGCGATGGACTTCACCCAAGCCAAGCGGGAAGTGCTGACTAGATGGCTGGCACTGCCCGAGCATGAGCGGAAGGCAAAGACCCTCAATGAAGTCGCCAGCTTCGCCATGAAGTTGGGGCAAGAAATGCGTTTCGCCGTGGGTGAAGGCGTAGACCGTGACGAGATCATCAACGGCTGGCTGCAAGCCGAATGGCGTGCAAGCAGGCGCAAGCCATGATTTCCCGAAGCGAACCTTAGGAAGGGACGAATGGCAAACCGCTTACGCTATAGGTACGACCCAGAGAGCGTACTGACGCAGGTCTTGATCATCTGGCCCCAGAATCGTGCCGAGCATTTCGTCTATTGCCCGCCAGTCGGCGATGAACTCCCATGGATCCAGGAGTTTGCAGACTATGACGAGGCAATAGGTGTCGCATCACATCTGATAGCGAAGACTGGGCAGCGACATGTCCAGCTCACACGCGACAGTGTTACTTGGTGGCTTACTGGGCTGAAGCGAGTAGACTGAACTCCGGGCGCATTTCCCCTGTGGCCGGGGTGGCGATCTGCCCCGCATTGCTCCGGCGTGTGACTCTCAGGCCCCGCACAGACGAGCAAATCGCCAAATCATTACGGCCCCGAAATTAACCTGCCTGCCCAAGGATTACAAGAGGGGCCTTCACGGCCACTTCCCGACCGAACATCTGCAGCATCATGATGACGTGTTCGTCGGTTGAGGCAGAGACAGGCCCATGCAGGCCGGCAAGCGCGCCGCTGATCACCTTGACCGAGGAACCGGCTTCCATCCGCCCATGTACCCGCATCTCGTCGTACTCACCGGTTTCCTGCTTCGCCCGGATCGCCTGCACTGTTGCATCAGGGATAGGCACCGGCTCGCCGTTGTTGGAGCGCAAGACACAATCGACGCTCTCGCAGTCCAGCACGCGCGGCCAGTGATCCGACGCCAGCACGAACAGGTAGCCGGTCAGCAGCGAGAAATACTTGACCGACCAGCGCTTGTGCCGGGCGTGTTTGTATTCCTTGCGGAACCGCGGCACGTAGACCACCTGGCCAAAACCGGCGATTTCCTCTGCTGCCTTGAGTTCCAGTGACGGTCGCGCGCGGACGACGTACCAGCGTACCGTGTCGGTGGCTTGCTTCATTTGGCTTCCTTCGTCGACAGATATTCGGCGGGATCTATGCGGCGGCCTTCAGAGGCAGGGCCGAAGGTCCCAAGCTTGTTCTGCTGGTATTTGTCCCAATCCTTCGGACGATATCCGCGAAGGCTGAGAAGTGACTGAAGATGCAGCAAGGCTGGGAAGCATGGGCGGCCCCGTTTAGGCATCCGCACCTTTCGCCGACCGAGCACCGTCCCGAGATAGAGCGCCTGGCGCTCGGTCTTGAGGTGGTCGACATCAACGCCTTGCTTGGCGAGCCAGTCGCGCAGACCGCCCAACTCGTCAGGCATAATGTAGTGGGCCTCAGGTTTCATGCTCCGTCCTTACTGCCAAGCGTGGCGTAGCTGTCGGGATAGTCACGGAAGCGTCGGTCGGCGCCGATGAACTCGAACTTGACAGAGCCTGGCCGACCGCAAATCGGCTGGCGCCTGATCTTTTTGGAGATGACGAAGGTGGTTTCGTTCTCGTAGTCCCGATACACGACCAAACCCGCATCGGCCTTGTTACGCCAGTGCGCACTGCCGGCCAGGTCGTACAGGCTGGGGACCGGGTCTTTCCCGTCTTCGCCGGGTTTCAGTTTGGTCGGGTGAATGACCATCCAGACCGTGCACTCATGGTGCTTGGCAAAACGCTTGCACTTCGAGATCAACTGCGAAACGAATTCTGTCTCCGTCAGTTTTTCCGGCCGCGATGCTTCGATCTCGTTGTAGGGATCGAAGACGACGTTCTTGACGCCATAGCGGATCACCGCGGCTCGCGCCCGCTCCAAAAGCCAGTCTATGGAGGGGGTATGCTCTACAGCACCAAGCAGATAGATGCGCTCGTTGAGCCACGTCATGGCGTCCAACACATCCTGCTTTGTCAGCCTCGGCGTCGGCCCGTCATGAAAGGGTCCGCCGGCCCAGATTTCGCATAGGTCGGCGATGTGGTTTGCCTCGCCGGTTTCTGGCGAGAACATGGCCCATTTCTCGTTTCGCAGCCGGGCGGTCTGCACTGCGATCTGGTCGATGACGCGCGACTTGCCGTGGTTCGGAACGCCGGTAACGGCAATGAATTGCCCTGGAATGTATTTGAAGGCCTTGTCGAGTTCGTAAAACCCGGTGGTCAACGGCTGGGGACCTTTGCCGTCATAGAGATCCATGACGCTCAGCGAGAACGCTTCGACGTCGTGCAGACCGTCAATCGGCCACGGCTCGGCATTCGCGATGCACTCGCGCAGAACGTCCGCGCCATGGCTGCTCAGGCATTCGTTGGCGTCTTTGCACTGGACATCGCCGAGTGTCGGCATGCGCACCCGGAAGCAGCGATCACGGCCAACGCGCTTGGCTATCTCTTGGGCCAGTAGCTCGCCCGGCTCATCCATGTCGGTGGCGATCAGCACACGCCTGACCTTGGAGATTGCCTCCCAGTGCGTCCCGAACGGCTCATAGCGCTTGTCGCTGGTCTCAGGGCCAGACGGCGCCCCATTGGGCAGCGAAACCACGTGTTCGAATCCAGCGTCGGCGAATGACATCACGTCGACCTCGCCTTCGCAGACGATCAAATCCTCGCCTTCTTCAATCCTGTCTGCATTGAAGAAGGTCGGCTCCGGGTCCTTTTCCTGCCGGAAGTGCTTCTCGGCGGTGCGGTACTTCACGTTTCGCAACTGCCCGGCCCACTCGTAGGGGAAGGCGATGCAATCTTCCTCGCGTTCCGTCTGAGGGAACCACTGCCGGGTTTTGTAGACCCCGAACCTCTCGACAGTGGCCGCCGAAATCCCGCGCTTCTCGAACCAGGCGACCAGCGTGTCCGGTCTCTGCGGCTGCTGCACGCGCTCGGGTTTGCGGTAAGTCCGACGCTCGACTGCCGGCCTGTAGCCTTCGCCACCTGTGGCGCCGCTCCAGCCGCAATGGTGGCAGTTCCAAACTGCACGACCATCGGCCTCGACCGTGACAGACAGGCAGGGGTCAGCTTTCTTGCGCCGAGTGCTGGAGCAGTTCGGACATGTCGTCTTGTGGCTTCCGGTCTTGTCGTCCCGGAGGCGAATGCCGTGCTCGGAAAGGGCTGCGCGAACGTCCGCCATCGTCAGCCCCTCGCAAACAGAAACTTGTTGGTGAGGTTGCCGCTTGCATCTCGGATCCCGGGGGCAGCAGTGCGCTTACGACCCTCGACCGCCTTGCGAACCCAGTTCTTCCAGGTCAGGCTCCAGTCGAGCTTGATGCCGCCCTTGCCGGGGACGTTGTGCCAATAATCCCGGAACTTGTCCGCTTCCCGCCTGACCTCGAATTCGGACAGACCTTCGGCAAGTGCCCAATCAGCCAAGTCCTTCGGCAAGGCCCAGTCGGATGGAAGGCGAAGGCCCCGATTTTTGGAAACACCGATAGGTGTTTCTTTTCCTTCTATGTTTTCCCCTTTTTCTTCTTTGCGTCGAGCGAGCGTCGAGCGCGCGTCGTTCGAGCGTCGAGCGAGCGTCGTCTGTGCGTCATTACGCGCGTCGTTGTCTGCGTCGACGACACGATTCATTTTCTGATATTCGTCGTAATTACATATGGTTATGCGCGTCGTCTGCGCGTCGGCCACTGCGTCAATCATTGCGTCACTTTTCAACCGCGCGAGAAACCGTCTCACTCGCGCTTCCGACCATTTCCATTTCACGGCAATGAAGCGGGTCGCATGAGCCAGCTGACCTCGCTCTAGTTCGATCTGTCCGTATCGTCCTCGAACTCTTCTCGGCTTCCATGCCGCCTCGGCAAGCAACCACACCCAAGCTTCTCGCTCGGTGAAGGCCTCATCCGCGAAGAAGGGGTGATCGAAGAGGCCGCGTGATACCGCGAATGTGCCGCCGGCCATCAGGCAGCGCCTCCTTCGTTTCGAGCGGGGCGGAAAGCCAGCACATTGGCACCGGCACATTGAACGTCGACGAGACTGATGAACCGCCAATAGGCACGCTTGGCAGTCATGGCGTTCTCGAACGTCCTGTCGGACAGCATGTGCTCGAATGCAGTGCGGTATGCCTCGAAAGCTTCGAGCTGGGCTTGCTCACTGGGCTCTTTCATCATGCTGCTGCTCTCTCCGATGTCGACCGGACAGGCTTCGAAAGCCGGGCTGCTGCCCAGGCCTCGAGGTCGTCGACGTGGTAAAGGGGAATGCGGCCGGAATACTGCATGGTCGGCCCCCCGCCGACGGTTGCCATTTTATTGAGTGTGGAGACGGCGATATCGATGCCGTGCTTCTCCGCCAGATAGGCCGGGACGTCTTTGCGACGGAGGCGTGGGCGCTGGATCATGCTTCACTCCGGGCAGCATTTTTCTCAAGGACGTCGTGCAGATCGGAGGCCAGCTCCAAGGCAAGGCCAAGGGTGGAACCAATGCTGCGGCCCATATTGGCAGCGTCGTTTTCGCCGCCACCGGCATGCTCGATATTGGCGCTGGCGTGCTCCAGGACGGCCAAGAGTTCGAGCAATTGATACGACTTGGTGATGACGCTCGGGGTGATAGCGGGGATGTTCATGCTCCAAGACCTTTCTTGGGAAGGGCGCGCTCAGCGTCGACAGCAACGTTGCCGAGCAGCTCGGCGCCGTACTCCAGAACTGAACGGATTTGGTCCTGCGCCAAGTCGCGGGGGCCTTCCGTCAGCTCTCGACTGCCTTCCAGCGCGAGTGCGCAGACCAGCATCAGCGTTTCGATTCGGCAGATGTCGCGGACAATGTCCGTCTGTCTTGCGGCGGCGCTCATGCTGAGCCGCCTTCTGCCTTACCGCCATGCGCGCTAAGACAAGTGAGTGCGTCATCCAACCTTATCGAGACAAAGTTGAGCGTCGTGGCCAGAGGGTTCATGTTCTCCTTTGGCAGTTGATGGACGGCCAGAAAGAGGCATTGAACCAAGTTCTTGGCCTCGAAGATGGCATCCTCGGCATCGAGCACACTGGTGTTGCATTCGGGTCTGCTTGCGCCTTTGGACGTGGTAATGCTATGTTCGGTAGTCATCTGATCAAACTCCATTAAGCCGGTAGTTGGTGGGTGACATGGCTCGGAGAGGCTGCAACCTCTGCCGGGCCTTTTGCTTTCATGGCCGCGCGAATGGCGCGGACAATCTCACTGTTTTGCGAACTGGCATTCTCCTGCGCTTGAGCCTCAATGAAGGCTTTGGCGTCGGCGGGAAGCCGCAGTGTCGTGCTGAATTTCGTCATGCTCCGTTTACCTCTTGTTAGTAGCACGGTGATACCAGTACCATTGTGCTATGATTGACGTCAATGGGGCGATAGCACAGTGCTATCTTTTTTTGGGGAAACGCAGATGACGAAGAAGCCCGGGAGAGGCTCGGAACAGTTCATGGTCCGTTTGCCGGACGGCATGCGTGAAGCTTTGAAAGCAGATGCTGAAGCCAGCGGGCGCTCGATGAATGCCGAGATTGTCGCTCGGCTAGAAGAGCATCCAGGTCTCCTCCGAATGGCGCAGCAGTTGCAATACTGCTCGATGGAACGAGTGCGCCTTGAGCAAGAGCTGGCTGACACGAAGCGCTACTTGACCGACGCCGTCAACGAACTGCAACGCGCGCTCGCCGCGCCAGATGGCGCCGCTGAGGCCTTGGCGCGCAAGGACCAACAAATCGCAGAGTTGGAGAGACTTGTTGCCATATTGCAGGAACAGTCTTCCAAGCTCAGTGCTGCATGTGATCTGTATGCTAGGACGCTCGACATATTCGAGCGCACCCTGAACGAGGCCGCCGAGGGTGATGATACCAAACTGAAGCGTTTTGTAGAGGGATCGAAGATCGCGCGCGAGGAGGAAAGATTGGCACGCGAGAAGGAAAAGCGAGGCGGTGGCGATGATGAATAGCTGACGCACTCCCGGCGACGTCATGAGGTCCAGCCGAGGGGAGAGTGCTAGCCGCTCGGCCCGGTAGGGCTGCGATCTGATCAGCGGTTCATCCCGATACGGTATATCGCCGATTTGCCCGAGCTTGACAAGCTCGGCTCCACCTTACCCGCCAGCGTTCATCTGACGCTCGACCTCGCCAGCAGCGCACGAAAAAGCCCGCCGGTTAGGGCGGGCTGGGGGAGGAGGTGGTTAGAAGGGTAGCTTAGGCTGCCAACGGTTCAAGTCGCCTACGAACCTTGTCCAGAACGTCGCGCTCGCCACCATCCCACGCGGCCATTGCAAGCTCGCTGTTCAATGCCTTGGCCTTCGTCTGCTTTGAGATTTTCGAGCCGGCTTCCTCGATGATTAGGAATGGCACGATCCCGCTGATCTTCTTCAGCTCGATTTCTTTGGCGAAAAGTATCGCCTCAAGCGCCTTCTGCTCGCCGATGCCGGGGAAAATGGCGGCTGTCCTACCGTCGCGATGCTTTATCACTATATCGACGGTGTAGTAGGCGAGGGCGGGGATGGGCGCTTCCCCTGTCGTTATGGTCGCCTCGTCGCCAAACTCTTTCTTCAGCGCTGAAATCAGATCATCGCGAAAGGTCTTCGCCGTTCGTTCCTTGGTCGTGAAGGTTAAGTCTTGGAGGCGGGTCAGGAAGGACAGGAAGCGGATCGCCGCGACCCCGACGCTATCAGCGGGAAGCCAGTCCGTTTGGAACTGGGCCTCGTCTATATCCAGCAGCACGCCGTATTCCATGCACAGCGCCTGGATAAGTTCCATTCGCGCCGGGGTTGATGTATCTACACCGCTGGTTTCGAGATCAAACAGACTTGACCCGCTGTCTTCGAGGCGAACCAGATCACCCTTCTGGCGCACATAGAAAGCAAGGCGGTCGCCATTCAGCCAAAGGACGGATGTTGCAATAGCCAAGCCCATGGGAACATCACGAACCGTGATCCCATCGCAAAAGGCTTTGCAAATCTGGTCTTTCAGCGTCACACTAATCCGCCCTTGGCCTCGAATCTATACCTCTGCGCTGCCTTTGTAAGCGCGTTGTCCTCATTAACCGTAAACATCGTGGCGGCGGCGGCGCTGGGTGCTGCTTCCTTCATGACGAAGCAGTCTCTATCGCGAAGCACCCCCTCCATTACGTCCTCAATAGTACCGCTGGCAAAGTGGCAATGCCATCCCTTATCGCCAATGTGCAGTTCATGGTGACAAAGCACCTTGACTGATCTGTCGGTGTCGACTGACATGTAGGCGTGGTATCGGTCCGTTTCGGCGTTGAGGCGGATCAGCACCCGGCAGTGAAAGCCAAGGGCGTCAAACTCGCACATGCGCCATTTCCAGGCGCCTCCAGTCGGGATTGAGCGCGGGCGGTTGATCGGGAAGCTGGACGGAGGGATTTTCCCCTCTTTCCACGGCCCCACCTCGAGATTGCTTTTCTCCGCCCGAATTAGATCGAATACGCTAGTCGTCATCCCCCGGCCCCTCCCAAGGGCTATCCCCTAAACCGCTTGCCCTTCAGCCCCTTCGGCTTGCCTGTCTCCGCCACCATGTGCGTTTGAGCCAGGACTTCGATCCAAGCTGCTGCCTTCGGCGGAATTTCAATCTCTCCATCCATCCAGGCTTCGACAAGCAACAGGTCGCACTCAAGCACCCGCGCCAGCGTGTCCGGCGTCCAGCGGATGATCGCGAGGCATTCGGATAGGCGTTCAGGTGTCATGAGTGTCTCCCCTGCGCCAATCCAACCAAATTTCCCCGCTTGCCACAATCTCAACCGGCGTTTCTTTTCCGCTCACAATGAGGTGCTAACGCCCTTCCATTTGCCGCTCAATCTCGGCTGCAATCTTGTCGGCGGCGGCAATCAGCACAGAATCGAGCCGGTGCGTGTAGCGTGAGGTGATCCCGCTGCCGGAGTGCCCCAGACAACTGCCAACGGTCGAATCGGTAAATCCAAGGTCGGCCCCGACGCTGGCGAACGAATGCCGGAGCACATGAGGGGTAATGCCCTCTAACCCCGCTGCCTTGAACAGCCCGCGATAGAAACGCTTGATCCCAGCATACGGCCTGCCGTCGAGCGTGGCGGCCGGGAAGACATACGGGTTATCTGGATGCCGGTTCAACCGCGCCAACACAGCACGCGCCGCAGCGCCCAGCGGGCGGACAGACTTCCCGGTCTTGCTGTCTTCGAGTTGCAGCACTTCCCCGGCCAGATCAACTTCGGTCCATTTGAGATTTTCCACCTCCCCTATCCGACAGCCGGTCAACGCTGCCAAACGTAGAATGCCAACACCCTGCCACGGCTTTGTTTCGTCGGCGGACGCAGCGTCAAGCGCCCTGCCGAAAGCCTTGAACTCATCCGGGCTCAGGCGACGGTCGCGCTTGCCTATTGCTGGCTTGCGCACTCCATGTGTCGGGTTGGTCTCAATGATGCCGTCGCCCACGGCATACGAAAGGATCGAGCCGAGAGCGGCAACGGTTCTGGTCGCCGAACCGGAGCCGCCAGCCACGATCACTCTTCCTCGCAACTTGCCGGACAGCTGCTTCGCCTTCGCACTCTTCCCCGACTGCACGTCTCGGATGAATTTGACGATGTCTGCACGCTTCAGGTCGATTACTAGGCGCCGACCGATAAGCGGCTTGATATGGGCCTCGGCCATGCTCTTGTCGGTGGCAAGTGTGCTGGATTTTTTCGGCTTCCCTCCCCGGCCCAGGACGTGCCCCTTCTCGGCCTCTTTGAAATACTGGTCGACCAGTTCGGAGACAGTCAGCGACTTACGGCGGGTGCGGCGTTCGAGCTGCGGATCTTCGCCTTGGACGGTACTGCCCAACGTCTTGATCGCCAGCTTACGAGCCTCTTCGGTCGTCAGGGGGCCATGCCGCCCTATGGTCAT